GGTCACGGCTGATTTCCAGAAGGCTTTGCAGAGTAAAGAAGTAAGGAGTATCATATTTTATATTGATTCTCCTGGTGGACAGGTTACAGGTGTACAAGAATTGGCATCGCTAATTTATGAGAGTCGTGCAATAAAACCAATAAAGGGTTATGTGTATGGACAAGGAGCCTCAGCAGCATACAATATCGTATCCGCCACAAGTGAAATTATAAGTGCAGATACAGCCATTGTTGGTTCTATTGGAGTGCTGTCAGCTGTTAAAGATACAAGAGAGAAAGACAGAAAAGAAGGAGTTCGAACAGTAGAATTCGTTTCGTCTGTCAGTCCAAATAAGACATTGAACTTTGAGGATGATAAAAGTTTAAGCAAAGTTCAAAGGATGGTTGATGCACTTGGAAAAGTGATGGTGGAGAATATTGCAAGGTTTCGTGGCGTATCTTCAGAAACCATTCTTCAACAATATGGTCAAGGTGATGTGTTCGTTGGACAGACTGCATTGGATCGCAGATTGGTTGATCGGATTGGTACGTTTGAATCACTGGTCAATGAAATGGATACGTCAAGTCGAGCCTTCACAGGCACGGGAATTGTATCATCAACAATAACGAAAGGAGGAGGTTCAATGGATCTTGAAACATTGAAATCTCAGCATCCCGATGTCTATAATGCCGCAGTGGCAATAGGCAAACAGGAGGCAGAAGCTTCCTTCGCTGGCAAGCTGGAAGCAGCTCGTGCCGATGGAGCCAAAGCCGAACGTGAAAGAATTCAGAACATCGAATCAATAAAAGTGCCTGGAGCTCAGGCCGTGATTGAGAAGATGAAGTTTGATCCCAAAGCGACCAAGGAATCTGTCGCCGTTGCTGTTCTTGAGGATCAGCAGAAACGGACAGAAACCGCAGCTGGCAGGATTGGCAACGATGCTCAGGCTCTTGCAAATCAGGTCGGTCAGGTTGCAACCGGGCAGGAAGAAGGAACGGATACCAATGCTTCCGCAGAAGAAAAAGCTGCATTGGATGCAATGGTTGATGGAATCAATAAAAAATAACCCTCGGAGGTGTGTGAATGAGTGAACTTGGACAGTTCTACCCCGATAATCTTATCGGTGGTGACAAGAAGCTCGTGACCGAGAGTGTGACAATCCTCTCAGGAGAAAACCTGAAACGAGGTACCGCGCTCGGTCGCGTCAAAGTCGTCGTCCCTACGACAGGGACAGCAGGAACCAATACCGGTGACGGAACGGTGACTGCCGTTTCAGGAGGCAATAAAACAGCTCCTGGCACCTACTCCATTGTGTGTACTCGTGCAGTAACAAATGGTGGAGAGTTTTCCGTTTCAGGTCCGAACGGTTTTGTGGGCAATGTGCTCATAACCGCTGGAGCAGGCGGAACTGGTGTTTTTTCCAGTGATGAAATCAATTTTACCGTTACTGATGGTGGATCAGCCGATTTTGCCGTCGCTGATTCATTTACGGTTGCAGTCACTGCCGGTGTACCTGCAATAGGTACCGCAGGGTCAAATACTGGTAATGGTACCGTAACAGGTGTAAAGAGTGGACGTTCACTCAAAGCAGGTGTTTACGGTGTCGAATGTATTGAAGCTGCCGCAAACAGTGGCAAGTTTGAAATCACTGATCCTGATGGAAACAGTCTTGGAACTGTTTATGCTCGGATGTTCTCTGGAACAGGTACTGGCACCATCACAGAGATCAAACATGGCCGGCTGAAGAAACCCGGTCGATATGTTGTTACTTGCATAGGTACCGCTACACATGGTGGAACTTTTCGTGTCACAGATCCGGATGGAAATGTGGTTGGAGATGTTACTCTTCCTGGTACCTCAGGAGGTTCCGTTCGTTTTGTCAGTGATGAGATTTCATTCCTCCTCACAGATGGTGGGACGGATTTTGCTGCCGCAGATGTGTTTCGTATTGACTCTTTTGAATCCGATCAGATTTCGCTGGTTGTGAATGATGGTTCAACAGATTTTATCGTTGGAGATGATTTCACAATTACGGTCACTGTCGGTGCAAGAGATTGCAAGATGGTGAATTCGGACAATACGGATGGTTCCGGAGAAGTCTTTGCGATTCTTGCAGAGGACATCGATGCTTCCGTCGCGAGCAAAGTCGCCGCAGCATACTTGGAAGGTCAGTTCGTCGAAAGTCAGCTGATCTTCGGTGGTGATGATACTGTTGAAACTCATCGGGCGCAGATGAGAGATGTTGGTATCATTGCTGTTGATTCAGTTCGTGCCGCGGTCCATTATTAATCGGTAACAATTTTCAATTGAGGAGGTAAAATTATGTCGCTTGATCTTTTTGAAACCAGAAGGATGCTCGCGGCCCTCGAACAGAGGAAGCCTCCGCGTTCCTTTCTCCTTGACACGTTTTTCAGCGGGTCAGAAACTTTCGATACCGAGCATGTCGATATCGATATCTGGAAAGGGAAACGTCGGTTGGCACCTTTCGTGAATCCACGAAAAGAGGGCAAAGTCGTTGAGTCTCAGGTTTACAAGACCCGTTCGTACAAACCGCCGTACATTAAACCCAAAAAAGTTACCACGGCAGAAGATATTCTGAAGCGTGAAATGGGTCAGCATATTTACGGTTCCAACATGAGTCAGATGCAGAAAGCAGCTCAAAGGCTTGGTAAGGATCTCGCGGAACTGGACGATATGATTCTTCGTCGTGAAGAATGGATGGCTGCACAGGTGCTCACGACAGGAAAAGTTCGCTGTCAGGGTGATGGCATCGATGAAACCATCGACTTTCTTATGGAAGCAGAACATCTTCCCGTTCTTGCTGGTGCGGCTCTCTGGTCAGCAACAACCACCGCCAAGCCTCTCCAGAATATGAGAGATTGGAAAAGACTGATCGCAAAAGATTCCGGTGTGAATCCGACAGATGTCATTATGAGTCCCGATGTGTATGATGCAATGTTGTACACTGACGAAGTTAAAGGGACTAACAATCTTTTTGACAACAGGCGAATCATGCTCGGACAAATAGAACCTCGTGATGTTGGGGGTGGCGTGACGTACATCGGTCGTATCACTGAACTGGGTCTGGATCTTTGGACCTATGAGGAGTGGTATGTTGATGAGTTCGATGACGAAACAGAAAAGTCTATGATTCCCACAGGAAAGCTAATCATGGGGAGTCCTAATGCATACACTCGTCGTCTGTACGGAGCAATCAAAGACCTGAAATCAACTGGTGCCGTTCGTCGCTTTCCGAAGTCATGGGAAGTGGAAGATCCGTCGGCGAGATTTGTCATGGTGCAGTCAGCTCCGATCCCTGCTCTTCATCAGGTTGATGCCTTCCTTTGTGCCACGGTAAAATAACCTGGTGCTGAAAAGGCAAAAATCTTAGAGGAGGCAGAATATGGACGTCAAAGTGATTCTTCTGAGACCTGTTACTGACGGGACCGGTACTCATGGTATCGGTTCCGAATTTACCTGTGATGAGAAAGA